TGTCCCGGCTGGGTCAAAGAACGTGCTCGTACCATCGGCTTCTAAATACGCGGCTCTTTCAGCGGGTTGAGTTACAAACACTGATTTAGTACCCGCAGAAAAATCAACCAAACTACCGCTGTTAGACGACTCTAAGACAGTGTCACGTGATAATGTCGTACCAGAAGCCGTGTATGTACCAACACCAATCTCAAACTCAGTCTCTCCTGCAATAGCGTAGTAGGTCGTATTGCCATCGCCAATAACCGAGAACGATTGAAAGCCAGACGACGCCCCAGCCAAGGTGATAGTTCCTGTACCAGTAGTAGTCGTGCTTTCTTTAACTCGATCTTTAACGACGATAGCCATTACGCGATCCTAATAATTGCCGTGTTATAAGCCGCAGCAGGTATAACAACAGTGAAGTCACCATCAGTCGCCGTCTTAGTCTCACCAAAATCCAACAAAGCGACAGCCTTATTCGCTTGAGATGAGTTGTAGATAATCGCGCCACGTGCGTCTAGGTCTACATCGCTAAACACAACGTCATCGAAATCTACATACGCCACATCGTTAGTAGTGTCTGTAGTAATGGTAACGTTACTTAACGTTTCCCCACCAGTCGTGTAGTTAGTTCCTGAAGCAGAAACCTCATCACTATTGCCTGTCACATCAGAATAATTAGTTGTGTCAGCGTCATAAGTGCCCGCCATACTTGGAATGATTAACGCCATCTTTAAGGTGTCATTAATCAAATCGTGCGTACCGTTCAAGATTTCATTCTTAAACGAGTTACATAATTCCTGCGAAATTGCCATTGTTTACTCCTTTACCTTACCGGGTATCTAGCTTGAGCAGTTCTGTACATATCCTGACGATTCTTACCTTCAGCCTGCATTTTAAGCTGTAGGAGCGCTTCGTCATACCGTTTTTGGTACTGTGCTATAACGTCTTGCTCACCTTTCATGAAAGTGTACGCCTCTAACAAAGCACCATAAAGCAATACAGAATCAAAGTTATCGCCAAGCCAAGTATTAGTGGCGGTAACGATTGTCTCTGGGTAATAAAAATAATGAAGCTCCACTGTATATGTGCTGTCAGGGGTAGGCCCAACAATCAGGGAGTTCTTATCAAAAGTCGCGTAATGAGAGGGCAACCCAGTATCTGTTGGCGTAGGAAACGCCTCACGGATAAAGTTCACATCCTTGTTCAACAGGTAGCTGTACGCCCCAGCGCCATCTACGACAGCCAATGAATAAGTTGCCAACCAATCACTAGGCAGAGTGACATACTTATTGCTAGTAGTAACCGAACCAGTAACGTTCTTGCGAAGATCAAGAATCTGTACTCCGTTGTAAATCCGCTGTTCTGCTTGCTTGATAAATGTATCGAGCTGCTCTTTACCAGTGAAATCCGCAGAAGTACCCGTGGTAGTGGTCCACGTAGTGTTAGGGAAGTCGTTCTCAACGTACCCTTTGATTGTTTCAAACAGCGTAGTGTAGTTCACAATATCTCCTACGAAGTCACTGTTACTGTACCTACTGCAGTAGTAGCTACAAGTTTATTCGGTAACCCACTGATATTATAGGGGTTTGATAGCCCAACGGGGTTCCAGCCCCATTGTATCTCCCTAGACTCAGCATAGCTATTGTCAGGTCTAGGATTCCGTAGCGCCTGTGGGTCTTCAATAACATACATACCCAACTGCAACTGCGGTTGATCTGGCTCCCAACACGTAGGACAAACCAGTATATTTACCTGTTTCGTCTTGATCGTCAGTGGCTTCAGCTTTTTCAGTTCGTACTGAAACCCACAACGGTCACATACTCCTAATGCTTTTTTACCGGCAGCAAATGCCATATCTGCTCCTTAGTAGAAGAACTCACGTGGAGCCAACCTCAACGAGGCTTTCTCTCTATCCTCCGATGAAGCTAGGTTCCACTGTTCTTCATATGATGCCTTGAGCATCTCGATACGGTTCATAGCCTCTGGGATCTTTAGAGACAAGTAATACGCCAATCCAGCGACCAAACATGGAAGCATACGGAACGGGATGTCTTGGTTGTTTACACCGTTACCCGCGTCCTGAATACGGCGCATACGCCAATAAGTAAATGTATAGCTGCCATCAGGGACTGGCCACACGTTGATTTGCGGCACATCCGCTTGGCGGTCAATCCATACTTGAATCGGACGCCCTTCTACATTCTTGTTAGGGATACTAGCGTAGGTAGATACACTAATTCGCGTCATACTAAGGTCTGACTGAGATGTACCAGTTCCTGTACGTATCACATGGTCAAGTAAGTCAATCGTATCAGCGGGTAAATTGTAAGTGCCTGTACCGTCAGTTAAGGCGATGGAGCCTTCTTCAATAGTCCACAGGTTGATACCACGATTTGCCCACTCGATAGACAGAAGGTTAAGGCTACGGCGAGCCGTACGCATGTCATAACCCGTGCGAAGTTCTACGCCGCAACGTTCAAACGCCTCTTCAACGAGGTTGTTCAGGTCTAGGTCAAAGGCTGCTGTTCCTGACGTTGCCATTACTTCTTCTTCCTTTTAAGCGGGGCCACTCTACGCGGCTTGCCTGCTGGTTGTCCTAGGCGCTTCTTCTGCGCTATACGCTTTTTCTTCTCCGCCGCCGTCATTTCACCAGACGTTTTCGGAGTTTTGCTAGAGACTCTTTTACTCGGTCTACAATACGGCGTACCGCGTTTTTCACCTTTGTCGCGTCCACATGCTTTCCCAGTACGAACATCTTTCCAGTCCTCTTTGAACCAGCGTTTCAGTGCCGCGCCTTTTGCAGTCTTGCGAACGGCCATTACTTTTTACCAGCTCGCTTCTTTCTACACTTGGCGATAGCACCCGAAGCATAAGCAGAAGGGAAGACCTTATACTGCGCCTTTACCTTGTGGTAACAAGCGTCTTTAACAGATCCACCCTTCTTGTAGTAGCTACGCACTATACAGTACGTCCACGAGTTCTACCGCGCATAGCGCAACCGTCGATCCTACCGCCACTTTTGTAGGCTTTCATCTTGCCGCCCATCTTGGCTTTCATAGTGTCTTTAGCTAAACACCTGCCAACCGCTTTACAGTTAGCTGGTGATTTACACCCTGCACACATTTTCATATCATACGTCCTTTTGTCTTACCCTGACGGCAGATGCCATCGCCACGGTTCTTTGTAACTTTACCGCCTTTTTTCATTCCAGCGGCTTTGCCTGCTGCACCTTGCTTCATGGCTTTACGAAGTAAGGAGTCGTCTTCCTTATCGTCTTTCTTAACGAGGTTGTACGCGGGTGAAAAATTACGCATAACACCTTTAATACCACCATCGCTTAAAGCCATAGCCGCTGGGCTAACTGCTTTTAAGAACTTACTAGCCATTACATAAACCTCTCTGCTATTGCAGTTGCTACAATCAAGGCCGCAAGACCCCACATACGTAGATCCAATTTTTCAAGAAAAGCCTTCTGATCGGTCAGCTTTTCTTCTATACGCTCATACCTAGCACTACATTCTTTCTCGTGTGACTCTAACAAAAGAAGCACATCTTTAGCCTGTAGTTCTTTGTCCTCCAATGACACCGTAACTTCCTGTAACTTTTTAGCTCTAGTTGCCATTAGCAATTCCACTTACGTAAACTTTTGGTAATACGGCTATTCGGATCGTTTGCTGTCTTTGCACTGGTAAGTCTTTTCTTCATACCAGACATACGCGCACAGAAAGAAGCGCGGCGTTTCGCGGCTTTCGACCCTTTTTTGAGCTTGCTGGGCTTAGTAGTTACAGCCGTCTTTAACTTGCTACCGGGGTTCTGTTTCCGATAGCTAGCGACGCCTTTAGCGTTCAGCCCACCAGACTCACTTTTACCTTCTTTGCGCTGCCACGCGGCGGTCTTACCGCCTTTCTTGTAATACGCACGCATTACATAACCTACGCATACAGCACTGTAACCGAAGTCACATTAGCAATAGTGGCATAAGCACTGGTCTCACAACGGACTGGTGCGGCTGACAAATCTACGTAACTCGTAGCGGTGGCAGACGCAGGGGTAGCTACAGTAATAACAGCGGTGCCACTGGCTCCGCCGTCTTTAATAACTACGCTACCAGCGGTTCCGCTGGCGACATAGTAGATACCCATAATCCGAGCAGGACCACCAAATACCGCACCAGAAGCGGTTACGGTAGTAGTCTTACCATCAGAGTGCATTACTTAGTTTCCTTCTTAGCCGCTGACTTTTTAGCTGCTGGCTTCTTAGGCTCTTCCTTTTTCATAGGAGTGCCGTCAGGGTTTAGCCCGCGAGCAGCTAGTTCTTCAGCAGAGGCTGGCTTAAAACGACTCATAAGTCACCTCCGCTTACGATGCTGCGATAGTTGCGCCAGTATCTGAACGCTTCCAGTTAGTACCGTCAGAGAAAGCAAGAATCGCTGAACCTGCCGCACCGTTAGAAACGTAGATAAGCGTGCCAGCACCAGCGTC